TGAAGAAGATCAGATCATTTTTTATTTTGATTCCCCTGGTGGTAGAGTAGATACATTAAATTTATTTTTAAATGCTTTAAGAAGATGTAGAAGTAAATATGTTCTAGCTAGAGTAAATTATGCTGCAAGTGCTGCTGCTTTATTAGCATTATATTGTGATAATATAGAGTTCAATACTAATTCAACCTTAATGCTACATACTGCATCCGGCGGATATAGAGGCAAAACTCAAGAAATTCAAAGCGAAGTAGAACATAATAAGAAAAATTATGAAGATTTATTTAAATATATACTTAAAAAGATTTTAAGTGATAAAGAAATACAAGAATTATTAGATGGTAAAGATTTTTATTTTACTGGTGAAGAAGCTGTAAAAAGAATGAAAAGTATAGCAGCTGAGAAAGAACGAGAATTAAAAAAGAAAAAGAAAAAAATAGTATGAAAAAAATAGATATTATAAAATCAGAGTATCCAGAACTATTTTTAATTCAGACTTGTAAAATTTGTGGAAAAAAGTATGTTCTTACTAATAAACAAATTTATTCAATAGTTAGATGTTTAGAAAAAAGAAAACAAAGTTTTATTTGCTGCTCAGTTACATACAGCAGAAAGTTGCAGCAAAAAATTTTGGGGGCGCCAGTTTATAAAAATGGCGTAACTGATAAAATTCGCGCCACTAAATTAAATAATATAGATGAAAATGGAATGAATAGTTATCAAAGGCAAATTGTCCGTTGTAAGTCTACAAAACAAAAAAATCATGGAGATCCAAATTATAATAATAAAGAACAAATTTTAAAAACATCTAGACAAAAAGATGAAAATGGGCTTACATCATATGATTATGCTAATATTTCACGTGATAATACTAAGCAAAAAAGATATAATGATAAGTATTATAATAATTGGAAACAAGCGATTGAAACAAGACGAAAAGATATTGATAAAAATAGATTAAATTCATACCAAAGAGCTTCTATAAAAGCTGAACAAACAACATTAAAAAAGAGAGGTGTCAAGCATCATACACAAACGCAAGAGTATAGAGATTTGTATAAAGATAAAGAACGAACAAAAAGAATACAAGAAAAATCTTATTATACTAAGAAACAAAATGGAACATTGGGTGGTTCTAGATCTAAACAAGAAATAAGATGTTTTGAAAAACTTTTAATAAAATTTTCAGATGCTCAACATTCATATATGGATAAAGATCGTTATCCTTTTAATTGTGATGCTTATATCCCTTCATTAGATTTATTTATAGAATTTCATTATGGATTTTCACATGGTGGCGAACCATTCGATATTAATAATATAAAACATTTACAAGAAGTAGAACGATGCAATATTAAGAAAGAAGAAATTAGATTTAATGGTAAGAAAAAAGATTCTTATGCAGAAAAGATAAAAGTATGGACAATTTCTGACCCATTAAAGCTTAAAACTTTTCGAGAAAATCGTCTTAATTACAAAATTTTCTATACCGAAGAAGAATTTAATAATTGGATAAATAATTTATGAATTTAAAAAGTATATTTAATGATTATTTTGACGATAATAATGATACAAGCAGCGAGTGGATAGAAACACCATTATCCTTTAGAGATTTTGCTAGTTCGTCAGAACATATGAATTTTCCAACATTGTCAGAGCGACAACTTGACGCAATGGAATTTATGTTTGGAGAATCATATGAAGATGTATTTTCTAACGAACATTATTTGGCAATATTAGCCTGGGGAAAAGGGAGCGGAAAAGATACAGTTTCAGTATTAGCTACACTTTACGTTGTATATATATTATTATGTAGAAAAAATCCTCTTTCACTTTTTAAAGGTGTGCATTCTGATTATATTGATATATTAAATGTTGCATATAATCATAGACAAGCAGTAGATATTTTTATGGCTAAATTAATTATTGCTGTAAAAAACTGGAAATGGCTTAGAAACAAATATAAACTTGTTGATTCAGGCAAATCTATAAAAGATGATCACAAATATGAAACAATGGAGATTGTGAATATTAAACAAGATACAATTATTTTTCCAAAATATATAAGAGCAATTGCTAAGTGTTCACAACAAAATGCTGCAGAAGGTACAAACTTATTAGTATGGATTGCCGATGAGTTTAGCGCATTTTCTGATAAAAATAATAAATCAAATGCTATGGAGATGTTTGATACATTAAGAACGTCTAGTACTACTCGTTTTCAGAATTATGGAAAGGGATTTGTAATCTCTTTTACGCGTTATAAAAATGATCCAATTTTAAAATTAATTGATAGATATAAAGACGATATAAATGTCATAACAGATATAGCGAGTACATTTGAAGTAAAACCTAGAGCGGCATTTAAAGGAGAATGGGGAACATGGAACGGAATAGAGATGCCAGTATCTTTTATACAAGATTTTGAAATTAATCCAGAAGGTAGTAAAGCTAAATACTTATGTCAGCCACCAGATGCAGAAGATCCTTGGATTACAGAAACTCAATTATTAGAAGATAGTTTTAAAGATAGAGTTCCAATGTTTGAATTTACAGAATCTATACATCCTACTGTAAATGGTAATATGATTCATAAAAATATAGTTAAAAAGAACTTTAATATCCCTAATATGACTTATATATTGGCGGGCGATATTGGCTTAACAAACGACCGTTCTGTAATTACTATGTTTCACGATGAGTCTACTTATTTACCTGATGGCTCCGTAAGAAAGCATTATGTACAAGATTTTTGTCTAACTTGGATTCCTAATAAAAAAGAAAATAAGAAAGTTGATATTAATAATATTGAATATATTATTAAAAAGATTATTTTTGAATATAAAATACCTATAGTAAAGATTATATTTGACCATTTTTCAAGTAGTCAATTATTAGACGAATTAGCAAATAATGGCATAATTAGCCAACAATTTACATTAAGAGCTGAAAATTTTGTAAATTTTAAGAATTTATTATACACAGGATGTATAGATTTAATAAAAGATTCAGAAGTTGAACAGGAAATGAAAAGGTTAGTTAATGGGCAACGTGGACTTCCGGATCATCCAGATGCTAATTCTCATGACGATCGATTTAGAGCTATATGTTTAGCAGTAAATGAAATTGATTGCTCTACAGGAAATAATAATGTTTATGTAAACGAGGATGGTATATTCTTAAAAGGTAGAAAAAAGAATAGAGCTAATGCTTCCATAGAAGGTGAGGTTGTTAAAGCAAGGTTTCATGAACAAACAAGCTTAAATGATGACGATATTTTTTCTACTATTGAAAATGTAAATAAATAATATAAATTCATTTATATCTTATATAGGTATTGGAAACACCTAGGGAAGTTTAAATAATTTGAGTATTAAATTTATTATACTTTAATTAGTATAATATTATAGCCACGAAATCTTCCCAAAGTTTCCAAAACTTAAAATTTCGTGGTTTTTATTTTATATGACATTGTTAGAGCAAGCCAAACAAAAATATCCTTATTTATTTGAAAAACAAATTTGCAAAATTTGTGGAAAAGAATTTTATTATAATAAATCTCAAATTAGAAAATCTTATAAAAATTTAATTAATAATAAAATTAATTTTATTTGTTGTTGTAGGCCACATACTACTAAATTTCAACTTATCGTACAAGGAAATCCATATTCTAGAAAAGATGTTATATTAAAAAGAGAAGAAACTTTATTTAAAAGATATGGAGTAAAACATAATTCTCAAATTAAAGGTAGAAGAGAAAAAATAAGACAAACTTGTTTAAATAATATTGATGAAAATGGAATGAATAGTTATCAAAGAGGTATTATTAAAGCTAAAATTACTAGACTTAATGATATAGATGAAAATGGTTTAAATAGTTATCAAAGAGCTATTAAAAAAGCGTTAGAAACAAAAAGAAATGATATAGACGAAAATGGATTAAATTGTATGCAAAGAGTTAATCTAAAAAGTAGATTAACTAAAAAAGAAAGATATGGAGATGAAAATTATAATAATAGAAAAAAGTGTCATATAACTATGATAGAAAGATATGGAAAAGATGGTTATAATAATAGAAATAAATGTAAAGTAACAAAAATATTAAGATATAATGATGCTACTTATAATAACAGGCAAAAGATGAAGGAGACTTTTCAAAGAACAAGAGGTGTAGATAACATATCTCAAACTAAATATTGGAAAGATATTATTCATAATAAAAAGCAAGAAATTCAAAGAAAAATATATAATACAAAGAAGAAAAACGGTACATTAGGAACATCAAATGCTGAAGACATAATCTATCAATTTTTAATTTATAAATTTGATTTTGATGATGTTATACATCATTATTATGATGAAAAAAGATACCCATTTGAATGTGATTTTTATATTAAATCTTTAGATTTATTTATTGAATTAAATTTTTATTGGACACATG